GTCTCGTCGGCTCGGAGATGTGTATAAGAGACAGATAAATACATTTCTATTAATTTGCGATTTAAACATATGATATCCACAAACAGCATTCACATTATGAATATTTTTGCTTATTAAATAATCAATTACATCATTGAATAACTGTGTTATTTCTTCTGTTTTATCACCCCAGGCATTTACATGTGTAGTATAAACAAACCAACAGTTACTAACGCTATACGTGTCAATAACTTTCTTATGCCACTCTAGGTCATTATATTCACCACCTGTTTCATATGGTCCAATGTTAATTCTATTTAAAGAATAATCTCTACCATTGTTTAAAACAGGTGTAGATGTACCTGTCGTAAAGCTTGCAATAAATCCGTACATTGGCGCTAACTCCAAAATTGATTTAATTGCCGTACCATAAGGAATAACCCACATTTTATTATCTGTGAAACCTAGCTCTTTAAACTTTCTATATCCAGTAACAAAATCAGTTAAGGATGTTGAATTTCTTTCTTGTAAATAAGCGTCATTTTGTGTAAGTCCATGGTACAGCATCCCATATCCCTCTAATTCATAACTAAGTAGTGTGCTATATATATTACTATCACTTCTACCTGTTAAAACACCGTAATTACCAATAATATTTTTGTTTGAACACAGTGTATGAAACATTTGCACAAGTTCCAAAGAAGTAGTATCATCGTCTATAATACTAAAACACGGATAGTTCATCATTTGTTTTGTATGAACAATATAAGGAACATTGTTAAAGATTTTGACTGTAGCACCAGTTACGCTAAAATCTTTTATTTCAGAAAACGGGTTTCTTTTTTCTGAATATGCGTTATTTAATCCTATTGGGCTATTGTCTGACGGCACACTATTTTTTGTCTCCCAATTAGCGAACCCTCTTGTTGTTTGTGCTCTAACAACTATTGTTCCATTTTCAAAAGTCAGTTTTTGCATACCGATAGTTCCATTAGAATTAAATTCTAATTCACTTATCATACCAGTAGTTTTCATAAATTCTGGGTAATTGACATAATTACCAGAACTAAAAGTTCTTAGTCTGTACTTTGTGTTAGGTGCCACATTGTTTAAATCAAAACCATTATCTAATGTTCCAATAAAATTACTAATAGTATGCCATTCACCAAAACCGGACGATGTGTTAGCCCTACATAAGAAAATACCGTTCTCACATGTTAAAACTTGAAAGCTCACATTTTTTGTTCCTATATAATTAAGTATAGAAATAACATTTATATTTTTAATAATGTCTGGGTAATTTAAATACTGTCCCGTATTATACGGCGATAACCTTGCCGTTTGTGTAGAAATAAAGTTATTAATATCAGAACCTGCTTCTAAAGCCCCGATATAATCGTTTTGTGTTCTCCATTCTACCCATTCCTGTTCATTTACATGATATACTCTAGTAAAATTAACACCAGCACTTAAAAATATAATCTGATATTTTAAGCCGTCAGGCTCTTCTATTGTAAATAATAAACTATTTCCCTCGAAATCTGTTGGTGGATAGTTTGTATATCTACCACCACTCTTTGTGTATAGTATATAACAAGTGTTACTAGCAACATTATTTAAGTCGTAGTCATTATCTAAAAAACCATTACATTCGATAACATTACCGATACTACCACCAAATACCACACCAGTGTCAACCCACTCACTATTCATATATTGATAAATGTGGGAATTAGATTTTAAAACGTAGCTCCTGTTTTTGTCAGTCATTTCAGTTGTGCTGTCAACAACAAGCGGTGGCAATGTTGACATAATTAATGGTTTAAGTAAGTTACTTAATGTCCCATCATTTACCATGCGTTCCAATACTGTATTAACCTCTTCTTGTAAGTCCAGGTTTTCAAAAAAGTCTTTCACAAAATCATATAACGTTTTAAAGTTCTCATCCACGCACTGTTGCGCTTTCATAACATCTCTCACAACCCCGAACAGATACGCAACCTGTTCGCTCAAACTCGTCCCCTTGCACTCATCATACACGGATTGTACAAGCGGAGCGTGGGAGCAACACCACGCCTGCAACTGTCCAATCACGCAAGAAAAGTCATAACATTGATTTACACTTGGCACTTGATAACCCATATTATTCATCCTCCTTATCAACAACAATAATACCCTCATCAACCATTTCCTGAAACTCTAACGGGTCCAACCATATATCTTCTCTCAAATACGGATCCACACGAAAACCACCACTTTCCGCATCAAATGTAGCTTTTACCCATCCTTTTAACATAATTCCACCTCATCTAATTCCGACATTACTTTTAGTAAATCAAAGTCAGGCCACATATTACAGAATCTTTTCAATAATACATCATAGTAATAGCTCATTGCAACGTGTTGTTTACGTAGTAGTGATAGTTCTTTTTTCGTGTAAGCCCGTGAAGGAGAGATAATCTCAAACTCTATCAGTTGCATTCTAATAAAAACTTGCATTATTTCCGCTTTCATTCGCGTATAAGAGGTATATGATTTCATCCAAACACTTGTTTTTAACAGTCTTTCTTTCATTTTGTCTTTATCCATTACGGTCTCACCCCCAAAAATAAGGAATCCAAATCCTGAATGATTTCTTGATTTATATTATACACGATATCTCGCCACTTTTCAATCACCTCAGCCGGAAAAGCGCCTTGTCTACCAAGGAATGTTCGTTCCGTCGTAGAACTGGTTTTCTCAGAATGATCTTCTGTCTCATTCACTGTTTTATCCGTACTATTATTGCCGGAAGCTGTACCGTTCACTGTCTGCTTTGACTGCCCACGGTTCATTGCGGAGGCGTAATCATTACCGGAAAAGTTCACTTGTGGGTTATCAGAATCAATGGACTGAGAATTTGCATCTGTGGTCGTATTATTCGTATCAGAATAATTACCGGAAGTATTGTCCGTCATATCCCTGTTTTTATTACCGGAAGCTGTGCCGGAGTCAGAACCGTTCATTTCATAATCCAGATTATGCGTCATATCCACACCCTGCTCATTCAGCATGGTTTGAAACATCTGCTTATAGTATGGCATCCGAATCGAGAGCTTTGTATACAGCATTTGCTTGTGAAGATTCACCGTTTCTTGTCCGATCTCATTCATAAAATACCGATGCAGGAATAGCTTTTGAAATTCTGTTTTACTTTCCGTGTTATCTTCATACCAAGGCATTGGAAAGGAGAAGAATTGCTGGTAATAGTTGTCAACCAATTCCCAAGGGGAAAGGTTCACGATCATATCTTCTGGATGATTTTTCATATAATCAGCTTGAGCGTATTCTTGTAAGATGTTTTTAATTGTCGTCGTTATCAAGACTTTCTTCCTCCTCTCCTGCTTCTCTTTCCTCAGGGGAAACACCGCCAATAAATCCGTTGATAGAAGTTGGCAGAATGGAATTAAATTTCACGCTGGCATTCCATCCCCATAACTCATTACAAGCATTGATAGCCCGAATTCTCGTAGCAAGTCTTGAGTTTCTCATGCCCTCCGTTTCTCCGTTATTCCCGTCTACCTCTCCGTTTATTAGGCGCTCTCGCTTTTCAACGGGGTTTGATTCATAGCCGCAATCTGTCAGGAACTGACTGAGCACAATTTTAAACTGCTGTTGCAGTTTATCTGCCACATAGGGTGCCTCAATTTTCAGGGCTTTAATCAACCCAAGATTCACCGTGTCTCGTGTTTTAATCACCGGAACGTTTGCTTCATAGCTTGCCCCGATATTATCATAAGTGAGCCGCATATCATCCGGGGCTGACATCACAACAGGTGTTCTCTGAGCGAAGATATTTACATCAATGGTTTTCCAGATATTAGCGAGCTTCTTTGCGTACATCCGGGCGATTTTCGCATAAGAGAACGGGGCGAGGGAGTTCCACATTAAGACGGAGTTTTCTTTTCCGTAATACTCCAAATATCCGTTGATAGCCCATACTTGGCGCAGTTCTGGGATTCCGTAGATATCAGGCATCCCCTGTAAATTGACTTTCATAGCGGCGTACATATCGACCAGATCGTCATAGATAAAAGCCACCACTGGGTTATAGAATAGCTGTTCCTCCACCCAGAACGGCTGAATTTCCTCAGGTAGTCCCTCATAGGTAATGGAAGCCAGAAACAAATTTTTCAATTTATAGAAGAAGTAGGCTTCTTCCATATTACAGGAGCCCTCATGAAAGTTTTCGTATACACGAAAAGGGTTTCGCACGCTATCACCTCCTTAATTATTCGCAAGACCAAAGTTTCCGATGTCATTGGTGTGCCAGATAAACACACCGTTGTCGAAGATGGTCCTTAATTTCTTTAACTGATCTAAGTCTACTTTTCCAGTCAATCCGCAACCCACTGTTTTCACATAATCCCAAGACGATCTGTTTTTCATTGTCGGAGTTGCCAGATCATGTACCGGGTATCCGAACACTGTCCAATAATCATCGATTCGTTTTGCGAACTCTGCTGTAATAGACATCACATAGAAATCAACCTGTTGTAGATTTGCCCCGGCGTTCAGGTTCGTGTTCATGGCTTTTCCTTTCAGGACGTTTGGCTCCAGATCTTTCTGATACATGGTATTCATCATATTGGCAACGTCCATACCGGCATTTACTACGCCAGACAATAAGCCTGCCGCACCACCTGCCACAGCACCTGCTGGTCCTCCAAGAGCTCCAGCACCTGCTCCTTTGATTGCGGAACCAATCACAGACATACCAGAGGAAACAGCTTGGATACCGATGGTTCCCTGATTATAAGCCAGCCATGACTTATACACGTCATAATTAAAAGAACACATTGGGAAGTTCTGGTACGTAATGGCTTCCGCATAATTGTTCGAAGTCCCTTTATAGTTGGTAGGGTATATCAGAACACCCGGAGTAGTTGACATGGTGCCAAGGAAATTCACGGTTAAATCATGGTTTGCGTTGGAGCTATATTCAAAAAACAAGGTGTTTGACTGACCGCAGTTGTTATCCATCATTAAATACAGGTATGGATAAGAATACAGCTTCTTATTCTTCGGGGTATAGCCACCAAACGGTGTTCCCATAGAAATCGTGGTGAGCTTCTGTGTTGGTCCCGGCTGTGTTTTCAATCCAGCGTTGACACAGATTTCCGGTGCCATGAAGAAAGCCACGATTGCGTCGATTGCGCCCTCATCCACGTACTGATCGATGGTCGATTTCACAGAAGCCGCTCCATCATCCGTTGCAGGCCAGTGCCCAAGAGATGTTCCACGGAACACGCCATTGGAAAGACCATATTCCAGCCGTTCCCCTGTCGGAGATGTGGTAGCGTAAATACAGATTTCCATATCACCGAAGTCAGATTCCGTGTGATAGGCGCAAATGTATTCCCCTGTTTCCAGAGAATCATTTACCAGATTGCCGCCGATGGTGTCCTGGCTTTTTGGAATATGCATCCGTTCCACAAAGCACGGCTTCATGGTACAGTTGTAAATGTTATTCTGCCAGATATCCAGTTCAAAATGCACCCTCGTTGTTTCCGGGGATAACCATTCAATGGAGGTAATAAAAGCGAACACCCAAGTGTTTGAATACCCCTTATTTAAAAAGGTCATGTAGTTTAAATCCAGCGTTTCCATTTCTGTGAAAGGGATCTTTAATTCTAAGGAACCTACACGGATCGGAGCCATATTGTTTAACCGGGAATCTGAATATAGAACACGATAAGATTCCAGTGAAGATAGTGCTGCTACTTGAGAATCATATAGCCTCACATGCTGATAGGTGTTATCCCAAGGAACACCGGAATATAATCGTAAGTTTGACTGCGGTGCTTTCGCAACAACATCTGTTTGCGTTGGCATTGGAATCATTGCGTCCATGTTCCTATCTCCTTTCTACAAGAGGAGCTTGCATTGTCAAGCCCCTCTTGCTTCGACTATTCGACTAGTTTATGCATCAGCTTTTTTTGTCGCTGTGATCGCCTTTTTCACAGAGGTATCCAGCCGGTAAGTAACATCAATGTTAATCGTTCCTGTTTCATCGGAACCAAGTACTAAAATATTGGTGCCCGGTAGGATGTAAGTGTCACGGCTTGTTGCGCCAGAGGTAATCGTATAGTCGATCAGACCCATGTGGTAGGTTCCGGTTCCACCTGTTACGGATGCCGGAATCGGCATTTCTGTTCCTGCTGTATACTGTACGTTTTCTGCTGTAATGGTAAGAGAGCTTGTTGCCACCTGATCGGTTGTAAATACCATGATCGGGTAGAACGGGGAAGCGGAAATCATTTCTTTTACGGTGTAGAACATATTCCAGTTCAGAGAGGTAGCCAGCTCCTGATAGCTGAACCGTCTGAACTGTTCCCGGATACGGAAAAACCGGATATCCACAAGCACGCCCTGAATAGCCGGATCCGGGAATTCATCCACCACGATCTTACTTACCTGTAGATCTACCTTGTTTTCATTGAAAGCGTAACCCTCAACAAATACTTCGAAGTTGGAATCGTTCTCCGGTGTTGTCAGCCAGAGAAGCTGTTTCGGGCGGCTGTGGGAGGTTGCGCCTGCGATGTTATGCTCTGGCTTTGGATAACGGAATTTCTTCACGTATGCCTTTACAAGGGAAATCATCTTTTTACTGGTTGCTTCGTCTACCGGCGCTGCTACGGTTGTAGCTGGGAGGATCTGCTTATCATACCCTGTTCCAATAATGGAGTTGATGGCATTGTATTCATCCCAGTTGAACCCGGAAACACAAGAGATTGCTTTCGCTCTCATGAGGTCACGGACACCGTATTCGCTTGTAAAAGCGTCTCGCATATTGTCATAGCTAATGGTTGCCGGATACTGTTCCGCAAAGTTGACACGGTGGAACATCGTCATAATGTAAGACTGATACTGTTTAAATGCTTCTGCATAGTCCTCTCTTGGGTCAAACCCTTTGGATTTTGCGAAGTTGACATAGGTTTCCTCGTCAATGGAACCATAGTACATTGGGTCTTTCTTTACCACGTTAAACGGGTTATCCCAGGAATCCGAATCCACGGTCTGCATTCCGATTCTCTGCATCAAAGACGGAACCAATGCGTTTCTTGCTTTATCAATGTTCATCATGTCGTCAAACACTGCCGCAAGATTATCTTCTGTCGGTTTGGATAACCTGTTTTCCAAGCTGTATTCATTCACAGCCGCTTTCAAAAGGTTCACGTTTGTAGCTGGTACAGTTGCTTTCTTTGTTGGCATAATTTCATTACCTCCTTATTTTCATTTACTCTGTAGCGGCGTTCCAGTCAATGTCGTTAAATAAGACATCTTCTGGGGTTTGTGGGTCATTGACATCCTCATCGCTTCGACCTGCCCCACCCATCTCGGACAGAAACCGTTCTTTGTAACGGTTGTTTAAATCCACAATCTGCTGATCTTTCTTTGCGGATTCCGCTCTTGCGGCTTCTAAGTCCACGATCGCCTGATCGTATTTGGTTTTCCATTCGCCGCTTGCTGCTTCGATCAGGACATCAAAAGCGTCCTGCACACTTGAAACATCTGTCATCTGATCCATGATTGCTTTTACTGCCTCATCTGGTGTCATGTGTTAAGACCTCCTTTTTAATATTGGGAATTTATATAGTTTATTTTTTATAACCAATCCCGGATCTGGAGGGATCGGGGAAAGATTCTCTAAATAATTGTACCAGTTCCTAGCGTTTCGTTTCCGCTCCTCCATCGCCGCAACGCCTGCACGCTCGAAGTTTAAACAAAACATTTCTGCCAGCGTTTCCGGTGTATCTGTACTGGAAGTGAACTCCTCGAAGCTTTGTGGAAAAGAGCTGGTTGGAATCCACTGACCGGAGGGCACTGTTTCTTCTGCCAGCCATTTACACTGACCTGCCCCATCGCTGATATCATACCCGTTTTTCACAGCCCAGTTGGTGTAGTTGGTAGATGGCGTCCACTGCACCAGCCCGAACCCCAGCTCCGGGTTGACGGATAAATTCTGCCAGATTCCCGGATTGATGGTAGATTCCCGTTGGATGTTCCCAAGAGCGCCAGCCACTGCATTTAATGTCCAGCCGTAGCCGAACATGGTAGACCAAAACACGTAGGCGTTATTTTCCATTTCATCTTGGTTTAAGTAACGGTTTCCATAAATCCATATGAGTGTTGCGGCTCCTCCTCCATATCTCCAACACTCCGTATAATAAGTAGGTGAGACAGGTCCGGAATTGATGGACACCTGATCCGCTAACGGAACGCCGGATTGATGCGCCCCCATAGTGACATATCCCTGATAGCACATTTCTGTGTGCCCCGGCTTCCACAAGATGTCTCCCGGTTTCCACTCTTCTGTTACGGGGATTTGACCGAACCCCCAATCTTTGAGATAGCCTCTCATGGAACTTGTGGTAAACCACGGGTTCGTCTGTGTAAAGCCTCCTTTCGTGAGGGCGGCGGATATTAAAGAAGAACAGTCATAATAGGTAATCCCATTCACTGTCTGCCCTCTCCGATAGGTTTGGGAGTAACCCACATTCGGGGCATTGCATACGGAAATCGTCCATTGGTATGCTAAACTAATATTAGGCATTGTCAGTATCCTCTGTAGACACGAATGATTTAATATAGGTTGTGAGTTCTGTCAATGCCACCGTGTTATTGTTTAACGCCTCTGTGACGCTTTTCATCTCCTCGTTATGCCTCTGGCGTTCTGTCTCAAGCTGGTTTGTGTACTCTTCTCGTTGCAGTTTCACATCTTCTCTGTTCTTGTCATACATATATTTGATAAAGTACATACATAAGCCAGCTACCACAGCGGCGATTCCCACCTGCTGAGTCAATTCGATCCATGCTTCCATCCATTACACCCCCTTTACAATAAGGATTTCCCCTTTTTGTAATGAAACCTCTTTTGATGTGATATTGCCTCCTGAAGAACCTGTAGAGTTAGGGCATGCGTATTTTTTCCATGCGTCTTTTGACATATAAGCAATATCAAGATCCAGATTGTTGCTCCATCCGGGAAGTCTTCCAGTGGAAGTGTACTGATGGATCGCAACGGTGGAAAAGGCTCCAGTTCCCTCTGTTCCAAGCCACGGGTCTTTCTGGTATCCGTTTACAATTTGGTTGTTGGCATAACGAGCAACCCATAACCCGTAATCCTTTGCCACACTACTCCAATCAGCATGCCTTGTCGCACTATGCGACATGTAGATGAGTGGTCTTATTCCTGTTTTTTCATGCACCCGATCAAGCCATGTTTTGCACCACTTGACCGTGTTCGAGTTTGGCTGATTGGTGTATTCGAAGTCCAAAACCAGGATTGCTTCTCCCACGTAGTTTTCACAGTGCTTTAGAAAATAGTCTGCCTCTTCTTTCCCTGTTCCTGTTCCACGGGCGAAATGATACACTCCCAGTAGTTTTCCTGCACCTTTCGCCTCCTGATAGTGGGAATCACAGCAAGGGTCTACAAAACTAGTCGCCTCCGTTGCTTTCATAATCACAAAGTCAGCGGATATCTTAGCTAAATTGATCCCGTTTTGATAATGGGAAACATCAATTCCGTTTAATGCCATGTCTTCACCTCCTCTCTATCAGTATAGCACAGAATGTATTTAAGATCAATCTTTTATCATATCATAGTACGAAAAAAATGTCAAATAAAAGAAGCCCTACCACGGGGCATGTGACGGGGGAGACAACGCCATACCAAGATTGCGGCTGCCTGCCTTTTGTCTTTGCAATCTTGATAACGGTCACTAATTGCCGTGGGGACTTCTATCTATTATTATACATAGTGCCCACATAGTTGTCAACACTATACAAACGAAACCATATCCAAAAATGTGTTTTTACATTCCAAATCTTGAAAACGTACATTTCCTCGATTGAATTCGGTTCGCATCATCTGCACTAAATAGTTTGTGGTTCCGATTCGCATGAAGCGATCGTCTGTTACGTCATTTACGGTGAAGCAGACCCTGTAAAGAAAACTTTCATCATAACTCTTTGACACATACACGCACGATGGATACCGATAGACCCCGTACAGGGTTTGATCGTTTTTGATGGTAAGCATATAGCTTCCACGACCTTTTGGTTTCTCAATCAATGCGTAGTTATCATTTAGATATTGGTTCTCAGACGCAAACTGGAAATAACCGTTGTTCTTAAACGCCCGGTTAAAACCGGAGTTCTGAAAGGCTTCTGCGGCATTCTTATTAAATGTCCGCTCAAACACCCATCCCTCTCCCCTCAGGAACCTTGTGTTTGTTTTCAACCGCTTATTGATACCAAATGTGCTGTAATATGGATTTAAGATCGACACGGTGTTGCTTGCCAAATATAAAGGGACATACCGGATGTTCTTCCCTTTCCCTCTTGCGACTGTTGTGTGGATAGAGATCAGCTTTTGCACTTCCATTGGCACATACACATTATCTTCGTCCTGATACTCGTCAAAGAACATATTCCCAACATTACGGAATACGGCGGACATCTGTTTATATTTTCTGGCGATATTTACGGCAAGCGCAAATCCAACTTCTTTTCCCTCGAATAACATCAACCGTATTTTTCCAGATGCCAAGGACTTTTCTTCATATTCCGCGCCATCATATTTCACATCAACGACATCCCCAAAGAAACTGTCTGCACACCCCGGCATGTCATCTTTAAATCGATACAAATAGATAAATTGGTTCTCATCCTCTTTTTCCAATGCCTCTTTTAATATCTTACTCTTAATGCTAAACGATTTCCCTGCTGTACGGTTTCCGTCCGCTATAAACACTTCTGGTTTCTCTCCGTTGATGTCCAGCATATTGTATAATTTATAATTAATATCATAAAAGTCTCCCATGTGTCTCCTCCTTTTCTATATAGAAAAAAGGCGTGACCTCAACGCCTTTTTTCTTTTTCAATTTTTAGTTAGGAGTACTTATAGCGATCACGCAAAGGTGTAGCTATCTGATTAGATTAGTTCCGCTGTTAAGAACATCTGCCCTTTATAGTTTGCGGATTCCTTTTTCATAACCTTAATGGTAATATCTTCTGTCTCGTCCATTTCTCCATCCGCAATCGCGTCTTCGATATCACTTAAGATATCTTTTACGGTTGTATATAATGGCTCTGACCCGGACACGTACTTTGTACCGTCTTTGTCAATATAGACATATTTGTTGTAATCCTGATTGTCTGATTTCTCATTATGTACCTGTACGGTTACAACATTGTCAATGTTAATCATAATCGCCTGCTCCGGTGTTACCAGATCGTTTAATTCTGTCACATCGTTCAGTGCCTTGATTGCGATCTTCTCTCTTGCTGTTAATCCTTTTACACTTTCTTTCACTACTGCTTTGTAACCATTCATACCTTTGTTCTCCTTTTCTTTTTTATATTGGTTTTTGTTTACATATAGAATCTTACATCACGCAAACCTTTTTGTCAATAGGTTTTCGCATTTTAAATGTTTTATTTGTCAATAAGATGCCTCCTGGTATTCGCACTGCCTTTAAATTACAGTCATCTAACTCTAACCCAGCTTTGAAATCCGTTAGACCATATCCCCGTTCTAAAAACGCTTCTTTTGCTCCCTTTCCCATTCCAGCCGCTTTTAAGTCGTAGTATGGTTTCTCTAATGGCTCTCCGTCTTTTTCAATCAACACTTCCAAATAGGTTTTCTGTCTTTCATAGATGGCAGATTCAAATTTCGATTCATTTTTCCAAGCATTAAAGTTCGTTGGATGAATTACCATTCCGTTTGGTGGCTCAAACCCAAGTAAATGATTCGAATCTGTATCAGCATATAAAAACCGATCATAATTTTCCATTGCCGCCCGGATCGTGAAGTTCAATGCGTAACTAGTCACTGCCGCTCCTACTGCAATATAACCGACTTTCTTATTATGCTCCTCATGCAAGATAAAATGGATCGTGTTATCAGATGGATCAAGATACGGCTCTTTATAACTGGAATCGTCTGACATCGCAAACTTCCCGTATAAATTGTTTAGAAATAATTTCGCTAATGTCCGTAAAAAACCAGTACTGGTTTCTTTCATCTCCTTATATCGGTTGATGTAATCATCAAACAGCCCTGTTTTCGCCCAGAACCATACATGATCTAGTATTTCTAAATCCTCTGTATCATAAGTCTCTTGAAATAACTCCCAGTCTGGCTTTGTAAACGTGAACTCTCTTATGGTATCACATTTGTTCCCGTCTATATCCCGATAGTATCGATAATACCTCCCATTCATTTTGACATCTGTTGTATACAGGTTTTCTGTCGCCCGGTAATTCGCGTCTCCTCGAATATGCATCCATGGAAATTTTCTTCGCTTTAAATGAAAACGGCATCGCACTCTGATATAATAAAACTTTCTACGATCTTCTAATAAATCCATCCCAGGTGCGCCTAGACAATACTCACCGTGTCCATATGGATATACATTGCCCGATGAGCTATGCATAACGGACGGATATAGTGAATTCACATCATATACGCTTCCCTCTGCTACAGGTATCCCTCGATACTTTGGATTTACATAGCACCACCCACCGTGATAGGCTTTATGGCAATACTCCCATATATTCGTGATTTTATCATCTATCATAATAGGATCTTCCCGTAAATCTGGGAACATCCGCTCATAATCATATGCCCCATAGGTGGATTTGAACTCCTCAAGACAACAACTTCCTATGGTTAATTTATTATGCCCCTCATCGAACATCTTTTCCAGTGCCTCTTTTAATACTAGCACATCGTTTTTAATGTATGCCAACTCCTCATCCGTAATCGCACAGTTAGCGTACCTACGTCCCTCATAGTTCATCGATAATTTCTTGTGTTTCGTTTTAAATGACTTTCCGATCACTTCCAAACTGCTCGGAATTAATTTTAAACTGTTTCTCATCTCAATGACTTTTTTATGATACTTTAACTTGATCGTATACCATGACCCTAGTAAAGAAATACTGGTTGTAAATTGCCTTGACCGCATGTTCTTCTCTTTTTCATTTGTCCATGTCCACCCATTCCGTAATAGAAAATCTACAATAAAAGACCCGTCAAACGCAATATTATGAAAATAAAATACATTGTTACCGGGTCTTGTTATGATAAACTGAATATAGTCCCTAATGTTTCCTTGTATAATAACCTCTTCACACTCGTCATATAACTTCGTGCTTGCAGCCGCCCATACTTCTGTCCAATTCTGTGTATGTCCTGCTTCCCTTGTCATTTCCTCTGTCCATACCGTTGTTTCAAAATCGGATGCCCAAAACGTGATCTCTTTCTTTTTCCTGCCGCCCAACGTCACCACCGCTTCCGCTTTTTTTTGCCTTACTCCTCCGGCTCAATGACTACGTCCATTAAATCTATGATCTGCCGAAATTCATCGCTATTCATTACCCATCCCATGGATTCCGCAACTTCTGTCATTTTGGCATTGACAACCTCGTCTCTGGAATCAGCGCCGTCTGGAAAGATGTCTGGATTGCGCTTTCTCACACGGGCAAACGCAATCTTCTCTGCTTCTGTTGCTCTTCCTAGTAGTTCGTCCGTGCGTTGACGAACCAGCATCCGCACTCTTGGATGGATCCCTGTTTCGATAAATTCATACCATCGATCAATGATAATATCATATTCCTGCACTTCGTCCATATTATCAAATGCCCTCTGAGTGATCTCACGTAATGATTTATTGCTTTCGCTGAATGAGATTGTGCTTACACTCTGCAACTCACGCACTGTTTCCTGTTCAAAAGGTGTCATTTGCATAAACTCTTGATTCATTTTCTGAACCCTCTGCCGGTGTTTTCTTCCTTTCACCTGAACCGCTTCTCCCGTTAGTACATCATATAGGGTTGTGCTGGCATGCTGTTTGATCGCCTTACCTGTTTCCTTTTCGAGCCTCGCAATGGAAGCTCTTGTTGGTCTTTTCACGGGGGCAATTGGTTTTACGAAATATCCCTGATTGGTTAACCGCTTTACACGGCGTAAATAATTACGCCGTGCTTTCTGATATTGCTGCCTAATTGTCATGGTTTACGCCTTTCTTAAAATAATCCCGTTTTCTGTTTTCTCCCATTTTAAACGGTCTGTCTGTGGGTTAATCCCCAAATCATAGATCCAAGGTTTCGGGACAGTTACTTTGATAATTTCAGACCCTGTGGAACCGTAACTGATATTGAATTGATATGTTTTCTTATTGTAATCAATCATGGCAGCATGACACCTCACATTCTTGTCTTTCTAATGTCAGATAGTGTCCATCTGGAATGCATGATTGCATACATATGCAATAATCATCGATCTCAATCGTGGATATTAAAGTTTCAATCCCCCAATCTAACATGTCACAGGTGTTATGACACATGATAATAGCAACGTTGCCGTCTGATATTATCAGTTTCACTTCCTCACCCTCCCTGATATAATCTAACACTTCTTCTACTTTCATCACCGTTACCTCCTTAAAAATATTTGATAATTTCCATCTTTCCCTACGCATCCACGATAACTGTCTCTTGCCATCCATTTTGCTATTTGGTGATAGTTCGCTTTACTTAACACGCAAAGAAATTTGTTTCCTACGTAGACACGTATGATCGGATACTGTGCTTTTAATTCCCGTAATCGGGACATTTCTATGCGCTGTTGTTCATAGTTATGGTTGATGGCATATATCATACGGACAGCGATAGCCAGCAATAAGCAGATCACACTAAATTTTATTTCTGGTGTCATTTGTTTTCCCTCCTCTCAAAATAATGTGCGTATTCATAATATTTTTTAATATGATCGTTTTTGTAAACAACGCAACAGTGTTTTTCAATCGCCTTTGATAAGCAGTCATCAAAAGTTTTTTCAAACAAAAGATATGTGTTTTTTAAATACACTCCGTCAGAATGGGTTGCTATTTGAAGCATGATTCCATTTCTTTCGACGTCCAATACGATTCTTGAACTACTTTCTACTTGTGCAATAGTGTACTCGTCTCCGTCTATTGTTACGGAACTATATATGATGCGTTCTTCCTGTTCTGTAACACGATACCATAAATGCGCTAAATCCGTGAGTGTTTCAATAGTTGAGAATCCATCAAATTTTTTCGTGTGCGTTTCTATTTGTAACTTGTCATGTTTCTCTGATATCACAAAGCAAAATACTTTATTGTTTATTTCGCCTGATATATGAATATTGTACAAAATCTGTTCATAGCTGTATAAACAGTCAAACCAGTCTAACATGAGTTTCGCAATCGCTCTAGCGTTCATATTTCATCCTCCTTAAATTGCGCCGTGCGCTAAATTGTAAAGCCACACGTTTAGTTCTTGATATAGTTCGTTTAGGTTGTGCATGGTAATCAATGCATTTACAAAGAAAAAGAATAATACACAGGCGATCATGCGGATGAAGTTTTCCTTGGTCGGTTTGATGATCGCCATGATGATGGATAGTAGTACACCGCAGCCTCCTAGAAATAGTACAATGCTTAGTAGTATTTGTGTCATTGTTGTCTCCTCCTTTCTTATATCTGACAATATAATGTGTTATCTAATATTGTAAATCTCTCTACTGTGCGATTATCTAACCAAGTGTCTAGTTCCTCATATTTGCCATCATATATGGTTGTTTCTCCCTCTTTCAGTATGATATTGCAATCGTGTTTTAACTGGCTACATTTTAAATAAATATCTACCACTGTCATGTTGTCTCCTCCTTTCGACATTATTAGTATAGCATTTATGCACGATAATGTCAACTGGTTTGTGTATGTTTATTGTATACTTGAGATGTTAAGTTTTGGTGAGTTTTTAATGAGAGATTGAGAATGGGAAAATGCACTAAATCTGTCTCTTATACACATCTCCGAGCCCACGAGACCTCTCTACATCTC